CCTTCTTACTTTCTTCTTTAGCTTTCTTTACATCTTCTTTTAGTCCATACGTCATAGCTTTCTCCTTTTTTAATGATGCCTGGCAACTCGGTGAACGTTTTGATTTTTTTCAGTCCCCCACTACTTAAAGTGGCTAACGTTATGCCAGGCACCTATTTTGAGCATGTTAAGGTACTCACTCTACTGTCCTTTTTTATATGTGCTACAGCTACACATGATTAGTATATACTCCCACTTTATTAGATAGTCAAGCCTTTTTTTCCACTTTCTTCATTTCCTTTAAAACCTCGAAATCAGCTGCAATACTGTACTGTTCCTTAAGCTCCTGCAACTTTGCCTCGACATCGTCACGACTCATTGAATCAATCGTTCCTGTAAGAATTTCTTTCTTGTCCACATACAACCCTGCGATCTGACCACGCCGAGTCTCTGCTGTCACCGCAGCGTTCCAATTCCCTGACGTGCTGGCCTGATCCCTAATTCTTGCCAATGTAGAAAGTGACCTCTCCTGTGTGCATTTGTAGCGTTCAACAATAGCCCTTCGCTCCGATTCAATCGCCTTCGCAACCAATGGAAACTTCTGAGGATTCTGCAGCTCCGATGCACGAACCACGGCGGATCCTCTTGCGTATCCAGCCTCAATGGCGCATTGCATTGCAGTTTTCAATCCTTCGGAATGGACTAATAATATTATAAATTTTCTTTGTTTCCCTGTAATCTTAGGATCAAATAAAACATCTGATAGCCCAGAAGGAATAGTTATTTCTTTTGTTTCGGTTGGTTTCTGTTGTTCCATCTTGTTTCCCTGTGATTCCAGCGTTTATGCCAAGCCCAATTACTTACTCTACCACAATAAACTTCCAATATATTCAGTATCCAGTCTTTCATAAACGCTTGTTTGTATAGGTGTTTTGTAGCAGATATTTACAAATAAATCAAAAATTCTAACTTTCAGTCATCGGTTAGGGTACTTTTGGATACCTCTAATAATTACTAGAAGTAACCTTTTTTTGGTACCTGATAAGGGATGACACCTGGATACCTCAGATACCTCTATTTCTGAGAAAAATAAAAAAAATATTTTTATCTCAGTAAAAACACCTATAGAAAACCCTATTTAAGAAAAAATACTGGGTTTTCCTTTATATTTTTTAATATTTTTTCTAAAGCCCCTTTTCCTTCAGTTATAATGTGTTGCCATTCTGTTTTGGTGTAGGAACAATCGTGGGTAGAATTATAGAATTTGACGGATATGTTGCCACACTTCTGGCAGCTATGTATTTTTCTTACCGGGCTGTTTGGTAGGGATATTGACATTTAATCTTCTCACCTTGTGTAATGGAAATGGAATAACATTATCAGGCAAATTTTTGCTGAAATATACATCATCCATTAGTTTAAGAGTTTCTGTTCTTTCGTGGTCCGAGGTTCGCGATGCAAGCATCTTGTCCAACAGATCCCGTTGGGCTAAAATTTCCTTGTCACTTCGCATAGCGCCTCCTCTTGATACCGCCCCCCGTAAGATTCTTCATCTGAACAGGGGCGATAAATTCGTGCAGAACGGCGTGAGTATAGCCTAAATCCTATTTTATTTCAATAGTTCTGGGCTTTTTTCCTTCAGGCAGTATTTTTTCGAGAGAAACCTTCAGTAATCCGTCCTTCAGTGCGGCACCGTGAACTTCCACGTCGTCGGCAATGGTAAAGGTTTTAGAGAAAAACCGCTTTGAGATCCCCTGATGGAGAACGTTGTCGGTTTGCGCTTTGTCTTCCTTGATGGATTTAATGTTCAATAATCCACCGGCATAGTCAACAGTGATGTCTTTCTTGCCGTATCCAGCAAGGGCAATTTCAATGTTGTATGTAGTAGCACCTGTTTTCACAATGTCGTAGGGAGGATAATTGGAAACTTGCCAATCATTCTCAAACATACGCTCAAAGTGGTCAAAGATGGTGTCGAAACCAACGGACACGGGTCGTAGCTGGTTAAAAATAGATAATGCTTTATTCATGATAATCTCCTTTTAAAGCAAGATTTACAGGATCCATTATGGCATCCTTGCCTATAATATAGGGAATTTTCATGAAAAATCAAGAAAGAGATTTTCGGAGATGCACACGTGTTGGAATGATTCGAAGGTTTCGAAATAAGGTGTAATCAAGGCACGGGCCGTGATAGTAGCAAGATGACCACTCCTGCAGCCAGTTCTTGTCCTCGTACGTCTGTAAAAAAAACTTGTCCTGGGAAACTTCGCCATTGGAGCTACACGCCTTGCATGGCAATTCAGCTTTTTCTGCCTCGAAGGTGTGCGTTGTGAACCCGTTGCCCTTGCAGTTAGGGCAGATCATTTTAGAATCCATGATACTTCTCCTTTAGTTTTTGTCCAAGCAGGTCTTGTTTTTTATCTATATATTCCCTTTCGGTTAGTTTGTGCCATCCAATGCAGGTGCCATCAGGCGATCGTCCGCAGGTGCAAGGCGTTGTTTTCTTTTTAGGTTGGACATTGGTGATCTTGTTGTCCTCAAGAATCTTAATGACTTCCTCTTTTTTCATATAGCGTTCAGGATTCCACGGCATCAAACTTACCCAACCTGTCCTTCTCTTTCTCGAGCTGCTGTCTCAACGGTCTTGATTTTTGTGTACTCATTTCTTTCTTCCTCCAGTATGGATCTCAGATTGCGGATACCCACTTTGTATCCGATAATGTAGCCAATGCTAAATAGTACAGCAATGGCTAAGATATGCCACAGATGAAACATTATATAACCTTCCTTTGTTTATTTTTTTCTTTATTGTAGCAACGAATACAAAGCCATGAGGAAAGGAACTTGACTTGAATCAAAAGAGGCTTCGTGTATTCCCTCTGGCATCGCAAGCAATTTTCCCTTCGGCTGACGTAATCGGGGCTAGACATTAAGCACTAATTGGCGTTGACGGGTCCAGTCCCTGGGAACAATTGTCCACATAAGGGAATTGTAATCGGGATTATTACAGAATTGCTCCAGGGATATTCTTGTTCCTATCTTGTATTTTTTCATATGTTTAAGGCGAGCCTTGGCCTCGTCCTCTCCTTCCTCCGCCTTTGGGAAAGCCAGGCCATCCACTTTAATGATGGTTAGCCAGTCATTATCATCAATCATCCATGAAATTTTTCCTGTGCTCATGCCGCCTCCACATGGAAAATGGATTCAGAATCACCCCAGTGCTGATAAAAATTCACTCGTTGATTTCTTGGTCGCTGGTAATTCATAATGTCATCAATGCGCTGAAGATATAAACCAACGGTGCTACAATCGTACAAGCGATCCCTTACCAAACTTAATTTTTTTAAAAAAGTTTTATGATTATAGGAAGAATCATGAAAAACACGGATCATGGCTTGGATAAAAGCACGCCTGTTGTAATTCGAATAAAATGGCTTAATATCCATAATGCGTTTTGCCCATGCTTTTCCTTCCTCAAGAGTTTCAATTTTTAATTTACCACTCTCAAAAGTTTTTTTAAGAGTTCCACGACTTCTTATTCCTTTTGTTCGGCATAGAAGAAAGATGGTGCTCCAATGATCGAAGCCCCATAGCTCATAAAAATGTTTGTATATTTTATATTCTTGAAATTGATAGGTAACATATCTATTTAGCCATTGATCAAAACCCCAATTTTTTCTATGAGTATTCATTACAGTAACATCATTGATGTTAGCTCCCTCTACCATATAATAATAGATAGGAAGGCTGTGGGCCATACATCCTCGTGCAAAATGTTGCCCGTCAACTATTTCCATTTTTTCGTTAACTTGTACAAGATTATGGGAATAACCATCTTCTTCTATACTCTTGGTAATTCCTTTTAAAGAGGACTCCACGATGTCCCTATTTCCCTTGAGTTTTTTAAACAAGGAATAATCATATGTTTTAAATATTTTTCTAATAAGTTTTTTTGTCTTCATGCGGCTCTCCTGGTTTGACGTTTCTCCTCTTTCTCAGTAAGATGAGTAATCATCATGCCAACAGACCTATTCTGCTTGAAGGCAAGTTTTTTGAGTTTCTGGTACGTCGTTATACGTACCGCAACGGATTTAAATTTAAGTATATTCATTAAGCCCTCCTTTTAAATGGCTCGGTTGTATCGTGTATTACTTTTTCTGCGTCTCCCATATCAAACACGGATTGATGAGGGCCGTGAGCCGCGATGGGTGTAAACTTTCTCCCGCAATTCTTAGCGAGGGCACTCCATTCAGCTCCACTTTTGCGTTCCAGCTGCGCCATTTCCTTGTCGCCTAAACTTTCGGCGGTGCGGGCATTATAGTAACACATCTTTGAGCGTGTTAGTCGGCTCCCTAAACGGAATCCTTCCTTAAAACATGCTTCATAATCTTCTTTTAGTATCGGCATACTTTCTCCTTATTAAAGTGGGAGAATAGATTACTAAGCTGGCGTTGTCAAGTGGAAAATAGTGGGATATGTCTTGTACAGATATGCGATGGTATCCTTGACCTTGTAGACATAGAAGGGATCAGTGGCATACCCGTGGAGGGTATCGGCCAAGGCTTCTACATTAACTTCCTGGACCACCCATTGCTTGATTCGTTCTTTGCGGTATTCCTTGAAAAAATCATGGTTATTGAGCAATGTGATGTAGCTCGCTACGCTTTCGCACTTGCGTCCGTATTTTTTAACAAGGGTATCGCTGTTGAGCGCCCTTATGTGGGGTTCGGCGGGATCTGGCTGAATAATACCGTAGAAGTTATTACCCAGTTTAGCAAAGCGTGAACGACCCCAGTCGGATTCCAGCCCAGCCTGCGCCACACTAAGGACAACCACCACACGGCGCTCGGGAGGAATGACTGCGTTGAATGCCTGCGTACACTGCACAATGCCTTTAACAAATTCTTCTTGAGTATCATATTTAAAATCAAAATTACTAATAACTGTCTGGCATAGCAACAACAACGTTGCACAAAAACCTGAAATAATATTCATACTTTACAAATTTACACCTTTTCGATAACAAAGCATAACACACTTTACCGCCTCTAGCTTACATTTTTATTGCTTTCTTGTTAAGCTGTAAATACTGTCAACGTATGGAAGAAACAATCAGAATACTGGCGGAAATGACAAAAAGGGATTTGGAGAGACTTAATCTATCCAAGTAATAATAATATGTCGATCTCCTCTCGACACAGGAGTAATGGCATGGGGGAAACAGCAGTTGCTGGGAAATACAACAGCACTATAAGCTAGTCGGGAAACTACATATTCCTTATCAAAAAAACTAAAATTCCCTCCATCATAATCATCATTAAGAAGCAAGGAACAAGTGAGAACGCGAGGCTTGTTGAATTTAGAATGGTCAACGTGCTCCTTGTATTCCTGGGACTCGGATCCTTTATAAAGAACATGATCGTATCCCGTATTCTCCATCTTTACACTCTCAAAGAATCTAAATTCCTGGATGTAGGATCTAAAAATATTATTAAAAATTTGAGAAATTTCCTCATTGAACTGGGAGTCCAGTCTCTTAACATAGCAACGTCGTGCCTTACTGCTTTTTCCTCCCCCCGCAGTAGCGGGATAAAATTTTAAATTAGGCTGTTCTATTATTTTTTGAGCTAGATTTGGGGTAATAACATTACGATATTCTTTAATGTAATAGGGTAGCAGCAACTTTAAATGTTTTTCAGGAGTCATATTGCTCCTTAAAAATTTTATCAAACTGGTCTTTATCTTTACAGTAGTAACAGGAAATATGAGTATAATGCAAGTGCGCGGCGACGACCGATCGATGCATTCCAGCTACAACTTCATTATTTAAGATGAGAATAGGATGTGTAAGGCCATTTTTTTGTATGTCCAAGCTCAACCCTCGAATTGATTTAGACACAGGAGTTTTGGTTATAATAGATTCACCAGATATCAACGCCCTAACCAGATCAAACCATTCTATTCCCTTGAGATTCCTGATAGGGACTATCTTATGGAGGGAAGGATAGTCAATTTTCTTTGCTTTCAGATAACTCATTATTTTTTAATTTTTATTTTATTATCAGGAATAAAATTCTGATTTAAACTGCCCTTTAATTTTTCCACCTCAGCCACTTCGCATAAGTGATCACTAAATCTCCTTCTCTCATCTTCGTCCTCATCCGATAGAATTTTTTTCCTGTTATATACATTTTTATCTTCTACAACACGTTTTCTATATTTAGGGGTACGTAGCTCTTTAGCTATGGGGTTTTGTTTTTTAAAAAGCATCAGTCCTGCCTTTTAAAATTAAAAGCTAGAGATATTCTTTCTTGTTTGGAATCTACTACACGGTGGTAAAGATCGCTATCAAAAAGTAAAATATCCCCTTGTTCAGGTTTTATTTTTAGTGTTATGTCTTCAGGAAAATACGCAAATTCTATCTGAGAATTTTCTTTTGTTAAATAAAGAATACCTGATCCTTCTTTCTCTCCTTTTCTTTCATGCTTGTGAAATTCTTGATAACCATTTTTATTTAATATATTTATCCAAGATTCAATAATCATAAAAGGTTGCTTTATTAAACTTTTTATTTCTTTTTCTATGTTAGCAGTAATATATTTGAATTCTTCCACTTCATATAAAATATTAATAAATTTTTTTAAAGAAGTATTATTATTGCAGTCCCAGCTTCTTTCAGTAAACTTTTCTTTATTTTCTTCTATGAAAGAACGAACTGTTTCAATTAAATGAAAATTGGAAATTTTTGTTTTAAAAAAGCTTTTTTTAAATAATAATATTTCTTCCATTATCAGCCGCTCCCTTTCAAAATTTTATTTACATAATTATCAATGGGTTCAATCTTGTCCTGCATTTCTTCAGAGTGGGTCTTATCTTTGGGTTCATATAGAAAGTGAGTAGCACAGTATTCGCACATCGCTTTGTTATTATCATCAAAAGTGTACCACACAATGGGATGATCATTAGAGCATGAAAATGTTTTGGTGTGAATTACTGTAGGTTTATTTTCCTGCATCGCCCCAACTTTTTCCTAGTTCTACATCCACTTTGCTTGGGACGAGTAAATCTATGCATGTTTCCATAATCTCTTTAATTTTATTAACATCCTTGTCGCTTGCAATAGAAAAATCCAATTCATCATGCACTTGCACATGGGCGATATAGCCTTCTTTGGATAACTCTAACATAGCTTTTTTTGTCTGGTCGGCTGCGGATCCTTGAATAAGTCTATTGAGAGCCTTATAAGTCCACGCTCTTTTAATTGTATGTTCCCCATATTCTCTTTGCGCTTCTTTTAAAGGGAGAGCTTTAGATCCCCATTCATTAACAGGTTCCCATAGTTCAAAACGGCATCTTCTTCCTAATAAGGTGGATAGGTATCCTTTTTTCCCTGCTTGATACATCGTGTCATTCATTAATTTTTTAACAAAAGGTACTCGTTCATGATAGCCCGCTAAAAGATCAGAGGCATCTTCTAAATCAAGGCCTAATTGTGACATTAGTTTTCCTTTTCCCATGCCATAAAAAAGCCCTAAATTAATTGTCTTGGCTTGTTTTCTGGGAATGTCCGCCATATCAGATACTAGCTGATGAAAGTCAGTAGCCTCATCATTATGATATTGATCAATAAAGCTATTAGCACTCGAAAAACCTTTTAAGCTGGCGTAGTGGACCACGAGCCGTGGTTCTTGTTGCGAGTAGTCAAAAATACCCCACTGGCAATCCTTTTCCGGTACAAAAATGGAACGAATTAATGGACCAAGTATGGCATTGCGAGCGGGGATTTGCTGTAAATTGGGATTGGAGTACGAGAAGCGACCTGTGACGGTGCCTCCGGCATCCGATCTCATTTGGTGAATGTCTGCGTGAATCCTCCCTCTGTACGAATGCTTGAGTATTGTGTTGATGAAGGTGGTTCGGGCTTTATTAATCTCGCGCGCCTCAACAACCATTTTAGCGAGCGGACTATCATGCGTTGCCAAAAAATTTTTATCAAATTTAGGCTTCCCCGTAGGAGTATGGTCATAAGGAATATTAAGCGTGTCGAAAGCTTTCGACACTGATGCTGCAGCCCATATCTCCACATCCATCCCTGAGAGCTTTTTAATTCCAGCCAGAATTTTATTTTCCTGAGAGAGTAAATCATTTTTAATCCTTTCCGCTTTTTCAAGATCAACTTTTACTCCCGCTTGTTTCATTTTAAATAACACTGGGAACAGATCTGTTTCAAGCTCAAAAATATTAATTAAATTTTGTGATATAATTTCTTTCTTTAAGTGATGCCATAGACGCAACGTTACGCGTACATCTTGTTCAGCGTAGTCGCCAACATGTGAGGCAGGAAGCTTCCATAGTTCTGATTTAGGATCAAGGCCCCACATTTTTGCCGCCTCGTAGAGTTGGGTTTCCGATTTTGACTCCTTTAAATAATCCTTTCCTAATGAGTTTAGGTCATATCGAAACCTATTTTCATCTACCAACGGTGCGGCAATCAAAGTGTCAATTATTTTTCCTCGAATGTCAACCCCTAAAGTTGCTAACCAACCTACATCATAGAAAGCATTATGAAAAATATAATTAATTTTTTCATGAGAACATTGTTTTTTCAGCCATTTAATTACAATTCCAGCGTCCATGTTAGGTGGCGTTTCGTGAGCGATTGGATAATATCCACACCATCCATCCACAGCCACAGCAATTCCTATGACTTGTCCGTGTTTACGAATATAGCCAGGGCCACTCGTTTTAAGTCCAGGATCTCTTGTTTCTACATCAACAGCTATTTCATCATATTGGGAGAGATCGGGAAAATGGTCGGGCATTACCCATTCACTGGGCATTTTATGAACTTTAGGAAACCAATTGGGCTGCTCTTTCATTTTTTCTCCTTTAATGAGTTAACATATTCCTCTGTAATACGTCCTCTTCTTTCTCCTTCAGATTCAAAGGAAATATTTTTTTTATTTGTTCGGACTTCTATTTCTCCCGCAATGGCAGCGTAGGCGGCCAAGTCAACATAACTATCTTTTTTATGCTGGTGCATAAGCCGTGCTATTTTTACCAAGGCCATGCACACCGCTGCGTCATGCGCCGTTATGTTAGTGCGGAGGAAAACCGACCACAACGCAGCAATGTTCTTGTGATTAATAAGCTTGTCCCCATAGTCAATCTGACGTTGCTTACCAACTAACTCTCTTGCTTCTTTTAAAATATCTTTACAAATCATCTTATTTGGCTCTCGTAATGAAAGATAGGATCATATTCGTATTGTCCTTCTGTGCGATGAATAATATGTAATTCTTCTTTAGCTCTTGTGGCACCCACGTAAAATACTCTGGCTTCATCATCTCTTCCTTGTTGACTTTCTTTATATGAGCTGTAAGGCCCAAACGATAGATCGGTTAATAACATAACTTTTTGTCTTTCACCACCTTTTGATGCGTGGATAGTGGAGACTTCAATACGCGGAACAGTATCAAGTTTGTTTCCTGAGCGCATAACCGCTCTTAAATAAGTTACACGTCGTTGCAGTCCTTTAGAATTAAGCATATCATACCAAGTGATGGCTCTTGTACTTACTTCTTTTTCTTTGGATAACCGGATAACTTCTCGTAAACCATAGTCTTTAATAAGATCCTCTAAGTTGTAGGTTTCTTCGTGTTGTCCTTTAAAAACACCATAATTTCTTTTTATTCTTGTACTATCCATGTGATGATAGACAATGTCGCATAAAACACCTGAAATAGATTTACCATTCTGAAGAGCCGTCCATCCTCTAATGGCTTCAATATATTTAAAACTAATAACAGAAAATCCATAGCGTTTATAAAGCCATCCATATGTTTCCAGAGTTTCACACACCTGCTTTACAATTTCGTGAGTTCTACATAAAATCAGCCATTCACCTTCCTGTAATCCTTTATTTAAAGGTCTAATATTCAATACTTTTCTTACCCCCATCTCGTCGCGGGGCTTATAAGTCTTTGGGATGCGTTGGGATATAGACTGTCCAAGTTTTGTGGCAAGACTGTGTACACTTATAGGAATGCGGTGAGATTGTGTCAAAGGAATAAGCGTATTGTTAGAATCATGCGCCATTCGAATAAAATGTTCGATATCTGCGCCAGCCCATCTGAAAATTGCTTGATCATCATCACCCGCAATATATGTCTGAAGAGCTCCTGATTGTTTTTGAATCATATCAATTACTTGCCATTGATGGGCACTTAGATCTTGTGCCTCATCAACAAATAAATATTTTAAAGGAGGAGGATTATTTCTTTTTAAAAATTGAATAAAATAATCAACGTATTCGTATTTATCTCTGTTTACTTTAAATTTATGAAGATCCAGTTCCATTTGTTCAATAAGCTTTCGAGCCCCATAATTATTTAATGTGGTATATCTAAAAACTTTATCTAGTCGATCGTCATCATCAGGATATTTGGCATAAGC